GTGCGTCATTAGTACTCCACCGCTGCTCTGCGATCGATGAAGAAATGAATACCCGGTGCACATTCGCTCCACCTGTTATCGTCGAAATCCGGAACTTCAACTGTGGCACCGACGGTGTAGACGAAGTTTTGGTCATGGTCGGAACGAACGGTATCCTCAGTTGCCCTGGTGCCGTCCATGTTCTGAATCTCCATGACGTATGCTTTATCACAACGGCATTTGTGTCCCGTTGCCGAACTGCGCCGTGCATCTTCCGGAATTCGTAATTTTACGATATGCCCAGAGGCTTTTTTCCAACCGATGAAACTATCCTCGGTCGGGCATGATAGATAACATCCTTTGGCACAGCGCAGGTCGGCACAGCGCAGGTCGGCACCGCTCAGGTTGGCACAGCGCAGGTCGGCATCGCTCAGGTCAGCATCGCTCAGGTTGGCACTGCACAGGTTGGCACAGCGCAGGTCGGCACAGCGCAGGTCGGCACCGCTCAGGTTGGCACAGCGCAGGTTGGCATCGCTCAGGTCAGCATCGCTCAGGTTGGCACAGCGCAGGTCGGCATCGCTCAGGTTGGCACTGCACAGGTTGGCATCGCTCAGGTTGGCACAGCGCAGGTCGGCACCGCGCAGGTCGGCATCGCTCAGGTTGGCACCGCACAGGTTGGCACAGCGCAGGTCGGCACAGCGCAGGTCGGCATCGCTCAGGTCAGCATCGCTCAGGTTGGCACCGCGCCTAATAGCTTCCAAAACCGTTTCGGTGATTGTGTTTCCCTCTTTCGTGTATTCAAATACGACCGCGCCCGTCCAACGGTTGCGGATTTCGATTTTAATCTGTTTCGTTGATTCCATTGTGGTAAAAGCTTTTGTTACACTCCTTTCGGAACCCGATAATGAAGGGTACGTCCGGGATAATGATAATCGAGAATCGGTTTGGCGAGGTGTATATTTCCTTCGATCAACGCCGCCAGTCTTCTGCTGGATACCGTCAGCGTCAGCCGATCCCGCGTTATCTCCACGCCTTGAAGATCAGTCAGCATATCGCGGCATACAGCCACCGTCGACAGCCTGTCGTAGATTTCATGCCAGCATTGCAGAAACCTCACCGGATAACGCAGGGGTTCCGACGTCTTTTCTTCGGTCCATGCACGGGCCAATGCCGCCTTGTCTACGACCTTCTCTCCCTTGCGCATCCATCCGGTAGCCTGGTAGTGATTAACGAACCTGTCGACTTCGTTTGCAGGGTTTCGAAAATTCCGGAAAAAGAAAATCTCGAAAAATTTCTCTCTCTCTTCTTCGCGCGTTTCAGATTCAGAAACAGAGACAGAATCAGATTCAGAATCAATATCAGAATCAGATACAGATTCAATAGGGTTTTCGCGGTTTCCTGCCGGTTTTGAAGAAAAACCGCCGCTTTCCGAAAAAACCGTGCGGTTTTCTTCGAAACCGTCCGCTTTTTTAGGCCGACCGCCCTTGCGGCCGTTCTCGCGGTTCTGCTCGCACTCCGCGTAATACTTTTTGGCGTTCGCATCCAGCGACGCACGGATGAACCCGAAACAGAGCGTAGTCAGTTCATCCATTTCCGGCAGCTCCTCTTCCGTCGCGTGCGCATAAATGGCGGTCAACAGCCTGCCCCGCTGCTCCATCGCGAGCATCTTGATCTGCGGAAAGAAATCGTGCCGCAGAAGAAACGTGTCTTTATTTTGCCTGGCCATGATGGTTATGTTGCTTTTGGTGACACTCCGCACAGAGTGTAATCAGACAATCCAAGTGCTCTTTTTCTCTGCCTACGATGGATTGGCCGTCGACGTAATAGGTCTTGTGATGGATTTCCAGTGAATAGCTCCGTCCGCAAAGCTGGCAGCGGTGGCCGTCGCGAAGACGCACGATCCGGCACACCTCCTGCCAATAATCGCTCTGCAATTGTCGGATATAGCTACTCCTCCGGCCCCGACGATGTTGAAGTCTGCTCATAGGTCGCTTCGTTCATGTCGATCCCCAGCACGTCGAGGAATGCCTGCTTGTTGGTTTCCAGATTGGCAAAGAGGCTCTGCTCGTCCCACGAAGGAATCTTCTCGACTTTGCACAGTTGGAACCGCCCATCGATCCATGCGTAGTAGAGATAGTGTCCGCACAAGGCCATCTTTACCGTCGTATCGCTCGGTAAATCCACCTCCTTCTCTCCGCGCTTGACTTGATAGACCAGATCGCGGATCTGAGTAACGACAGCTTGCAATTTCTCGCGGGCATCCTTCGTCAGTTGCTTACACTGCACCTCGATCTCGGCAAGCTGCGTTTCGAGTTTCGGCTGTTCGTCCTCCATCAACTCCGAATAGTTGGCTCGGATAGATGCTCTCTCGTAACTGTCGAGAAACCGGACGGCTTTGGCATTGGTTACGCTCTCGGCAATAAATTTTCCCGACAGATGTTTTCTGATTTCGTCCATGTCCTTCGCCCCTTCGAAGATTACACGCGGGAACGATACGTTTTTCGGCAGTTTGAACTCCGGCGATTGCGGAGCGTAATTTTTAAGATCGATCATAACCTATTCAATTTGATTTTATAATATTCTATCAATTCCCGATAGTCACTCTCATGAAGGCAGACTGTCAGGTGCTTCATCCGCTCCAATTCCTCGACTGCTTCCACTCCGTACAATTCGACCAAACGACGGCGGTAAGCCTTCGGATTGCCGTATTTATGTCGATTGCATATCCTGCATTGGGCGTGGACGTTTGTTTCGTTCCACCGTGTCGCCGTATGCGCTCGGCCGATGTAATGACCCGCATCGCAAGTATCGTAACTTATCAATGCTCCGCAACTGATGCAGCGGCCGATCCCATTCGGGCAATCCCGCCGTCGGATGTAGCGGCTGAACACTTCGTCCAGCGTCTTAATCGACTTCGACATCGGGCAGGTATTGCGGCAGCAGTTCCGACTTGATATAGCCGGGCAGTTTGCCCTGAATAATTCCGAAGGCACCCTCCTCGGCCAGTGCATCGAACCCTGGCCAACTGCCAGACGCTTTGCAGCGCTTCACGATGTCGAGGGCCTGCGCATATTTGTATTTGCCGATCTGCAAATCCTCCGCATCCCAGAAGATCACGGCGATCTGGAAAGGCGCGGTATTTTGGATCATCACCATGAGCGTTGCCGTAAAGGGGCGTCCGGTGATTTCGCTGGCCACTTTCAAATACATTCCTTCGGAAAGCTCGTAGCGGTACTTCGCGCATTCGTTGTAGAAAGCCTGCACGGAGGACGCACTCGTAGTCTTGATCGACAGAATGGCGTTGATGCCGAAATTCTCCTCCAGCAGCATTCCGTCCGGTCGAATCTTCACCTTCATGCCCGTATCGGGATCCGTCCCGTACATCGATGTCTCGGCCTTCACGTACTGCATCAGTTTCGGGAGGATGCCGCCGCCGTAGGTTTTGTAGGCGATGCGGATCACGTCGACGATCTTCGCGTCGTCCTCCTTGATGAAGGTATAACCTGCCTCTTTCGCCGCGGTGTGGAGCGTATCGATCTGCACACGCAATGCGCCGATCTTCTGATCGGACAGATCGGCATTCCCCTGAATGCCAAGAAGCTCCCAGTAGTAACGAATCAACCGCCGGCAGCCGGAGGCCGTGGTCTTGCTGGCTTGCGGCAGGACGCGAACCTTCGAGAACTTCGACGGCTCCAAGATGGCCGAGTGGACGAAGGTACCGAAGTCGAAATGGTGCGTATTCTTCGATTTCAGCTCCGAGGTGCGGGCGATCAGGTAATGGCGGGGCGATTTCAAGGCTTCTTTCAATAGGCTGCTGCTTTCGCCCGCATGGGAGAGGTAACGCTCCATGCTATCGGACACGACCCTGCCGTTCACGTTAAGCCGCTTCACCGGTACTCGATCCGGCCGATCCGGCAACTGCCGGATATGCTCCAGCAGTTGCTCGAACGGTGTGTACTCCTCACGGTCGAAGTGTAGCGCCGCAAGCGGTTCACCCGCCGGTGCTGCACCCGTCAGATCGAAAACATCGAAGCCGAAATCACTCATTGCTGTTCTACTTTGAGGGGGACGATCGCCCACCGGTCAGACATGAACGAATTGGTCGCATTGCGTTCCTTGCCCAGGTAGGTAATTTCGAAGGCCATACCCGGACGGATCGTTTTCTGAAAATTCTCGAACACGGCCGTCAGTCGACGGCTCGCCTGCCGGACGACGCGCTTGCGGCCATCGACCGGTTCCACGAAATAGGCGACCAACAGATCGATATCCTGTCCGCTCTGCTCGTCGATCGATTTCTCGCAACGGAGCTCCATGAAAAACATCCGGCGTTTCTCGCCTTTCTCTTTGGGCGACCAATACTCCGAACTGATCTCCAAAGGAGCCGGTTGGGCTTTACTCAGATCGGGCATCTGCCCTTCGAACGCATCCGCATTCGGAATCAACGCCGTGGCGTTGCTGGTTACTTTTGCTTCTTCCATAATTGAATATGTATTAGTTGAGCTGCTTTTCAAGGATTATTGCATAGTCCGGATATTCTCGGCCATATTGGTCATATACCACGCGAACGCATACCCTGTCGCCCGTGTATTCGGCGTAGCGCTCCACGCTGCCGTCGTCGTGGCTGCCGCCGATACTCGATTCGTATTCCGCGTAGAAATCGACCGAAGTCGTCAGACCTCTATATTCAACCTCGCAGGTTCCGGATTCCAGCCCGAGATCATGGGTGATCGCTTCGTTAATCTGTCTGGCGAACTCTTGCAGTTCGGAAGGAACGAGATGTATTTTCGGTTCCTCTACACCGCAGACCACCACAATCGGCTCGTCTTTCGACTTCGTGTGCAGGTCATACCCGTAACGGGCCGGTACACTCAAACTCGGATAAACCGCGTATTCTTCTTTTGGCGTTTTCATTCCCTCTTAGAATTTTGCATGTTGACGATTGTAGATTCTCCGCATGGAGTTCATCAGATCGGGGAACGTCCGGATATACCCCATATCGACCGAGAAGGCCAGTTTGCGTTGCAGGTCGTCCAACGCCCGAAGCTGATTCGGCGATGCCGTGTTCCGGATGTCGCGTTCATGCTTGTTGAAGACGATCCAGTTCAAACCCCGCGCAACCTGAGAATAATCCACATCCGGAAGCGCGGCGATCGACCGTGCAAGTACGTTGTAGTTGTCGCCCGCATGATGCCGGTACTCGATCAGCTGGTCGTAAACGAATTTCACGACTTTAACCTCGAAGCGGGGATTGAGCCACATCGCAAACTTCACGAACAGGTACGGGTGCATCCATGTACCGCCGTTGTATTTGCCGCGTGTTTTTAAATATGCCAAATTTGGCACCTTTAAATTTTCCTCCTCCATCAGCGCCTCGATGAAATCTTTGGTGTTCTGATTTTCAAAGAAGTCCTGTATTCGTTTGTTGCTGTTCTTGGCTTTGTTCCATTGCGCAAGCAACGACGTCGCGTTGAACATGCCGTCTCTCGTGCGTTGGTATACCTCGAATTTACCCAGCGGGCGGGTCATGATGACATTGCTTTTCATCGTTCGTTGAAGAATTCGTTAAACTTCCGTTCGAAATATGCTCTGTGCGCGGCCGCAAACCCGTAGGCGGCCAGGATCGCACACGAGAAAAGAACAAGGATCACAAGCTCGGCCATAGGCTATCGGTTTCGATAGATACGACAAAGGGTGTCGAGCGTGCTCTTGATGCCGTCCGTCGACGTAGAGGCGAAGTTGCCTTCTTTGACACGGACACACCAGCGAGAAACCGTCGCAATGGCGCAACGATAAAACTCGTCGTAAGTGAGTGGCGGGTCGATGTGACCGGTTGAGATAATTTGGATAAGTTCCGCCTTCGTAAGGCGGGAGGTAACAGATACGGTCTTTCGCGCCGTAGGCGTTGAAGCGGACGCAGTACGGGCGTCGGCTGTCAAATTTTTGTCACGTCTTGGCATTATGGAAACAAAAATTTGCTGTATGTATATGACAAAAGAGGCGAGGCTCTTCTGGAAATCTGCCAAGACGTCGACTTCTCCGAAAAGAAATCGTCCAAAAAAGAACCCCGCTTTATCTGCGGTGAATCGTATGTTTGTCTTTGATTCGAAGAATCGCCGACGTCTTGGCACTGCAAGTATAGCGACTTCTTTTGAAACCGCCAAATTTTCACCGATATTTTTTCCTGCCAAGTACATATCAGTCGCTTTTAGTAAAGTTTATGAGGTTCGGAGAGACGTTTGCGCTCTCGATAGATGAACAGATCGCGTTTGCGACGCTGAGTATGGACTCGTTTATACCACATGCACCAGAAATAACCGGCCACTCTCTTCCAGAGAGGCGCGGGCTTCAATTCGAATGAATCCATGACTATCGGTTTTTGTAGAGTTTTTCCAGTGATTCGAGGCCGTTCGTGACGTCGAACATCGACGCATAACGGTCGGCAATAACCTCGTTGCACCACTTGGCAACAATGGACACGGCACAGCGGTATAGCTCTGCGGGTGTAATGGGAGCCTTGATGTCCCCAGAAAGAAGTTCGATGAGTTCGGCTTTCGTGAGTTTGTCGAAAGCTGGTGCGTTACCGTTACTATTCTTCACGGATTGAACGCTTGTGTTGGTCTTTGGCATGTTGAACACAAGTTAGTATGATAAAAAGAGAGACGCGCCCCCTAATCTCGCCAAAGACCCACGACTACGCGAAGTAGAAGTGCAACAGGGACACGTCTCAGAAAACGTTCGTATGTACTTGTAATCGCGTTACCGCGAGTCTTTGGCATTGCAAATATACGAATTCATTTTGAATTTGCAAAAAAATATGAAAAAAAGCGGGGTTATTAGCCCCGCCGAACACTTAAAATATTATGAACGTTATTTGCCATACAAGATGGCAAATGCCTTACGATGGTAAAGATTCACTTCCCCATAGTTCCCATCGAATATCTTTTTAACTTCAAGCCCGTGTTCTGCCGATATAGCTTTCAGAGCTCGCCACGAAACCTTTCGCCAGTTAATACCGTGTTCCTTTGCCCAACGCTTGATCGAGAACCAATCTTTTGCCTCGTCGAGCTGCTCGGTCTTTTTCTCTAACTGAAGTTGGATTTTTTCTTTCTCCTCTACCGTATCGGCCAACTGACGCAGGGCTTCCGCGTAATTCCTCGGCATTGCCATTGTGTAGGTGCCGGTCTTACGGAGCGTGGGGAGAACTTCATCACATACCCATGCTTGAAACTCTTCGGCTTTCGGAGCATTTGATTTAAGCACCAGTCGATACATATCACCCTCTCTGCCGAATTTGATTGATTGGGTACCTCCGTTTGTAGGAGTTTCCAAAATGGTAACCCCTTTACAGTGGTCTATTACTGCTTTCAGAAACCTGTCCATTCAAGTTAAAGAACCCGGTATCCTACTACCGGGTTTTATCTTGCGGTAGGACGCAAGATTTTTTAGGTTTTTTAACCAAAAAAGAAAGGAGGTGTGACTCCATGTCTGCGTTTGAATTCAAAAACGGAAAGTTGTGCAAGCCTGTTTTCTGCAAGTACATCAAAAAAACGGGAAAATCATTTATCCCAAGAAGGCGAAAGTCTTTGTGATTTGGGTACCAGTAGATAGCGTAGCTTAACGCTCTTTCCGTCGTGGAGTGGTAGGACACTCCACTTTCTTATTCTACAAAAATAGCGCCTTGCTTTTCTTCGGGAATCAAACTTATGATTTCATCCAACATCGGCGCGGGTCTATCGCCCCTACACTCCTTTATAAGCCTATCTCGAAACGCGAACTCATGCGTAAACACTGGACGGCCCAATACCTTTTCAATCGCCGCATGGAATACATCGAACGGCATACACAATCTATCTTGAAATAATTGGAAATCTACAATCTGCTCCGGCGTCCATGTTTCATAACACTTGCTATCGAAAAAAGCGATAGCCTGTTCTTTGGTCAGTTGTTTCATAAACTTGGTTGTTTAACTTAATTTGTGGACGCGGGTGGATTCGAACCGCCACATTCAGAATCAAAGTCTGATGCGCTACCATTACGCTACACGTCTATGACAATATCGTCTATTCAACAGCACTTACCGTTGTCTTTGTAACGATGTCGTACCTCCCCATCGCCTTGCGTGTCTGATACGTTTCTCGATGCCCTTCGATCCATTCATGAACATCGTCCACATTATACAATGCAACGGGTTTGCCTTTCCCATTACGGGAGAATCGAGTACCGACGAAACCGCATATTCGCAACTGATGCAGCCAAAGTTGCGACATCTCGAATATA